TAATTATCTGGATCAATACCAAGAGCTGAGGAGAAAACGAGATTGGATTCTGAATAAGCCCGCGCTAAATCAATAAAATATTTCCTCTCCAACAAAAACTCGTGTAAAGGTACGACATTGAACAATCGAGTTTCTCCAGCTAAAACTTTCTTCAAAGATCGGGGTTCATCTTTCAACGCTGCCGTACACAACGTCTCGAGGGTCGGAAACTCAAACTCATCACGAACATCAAAGTCATCTGGAACCAACTGCTCTTCGCACCACTCCAAGGCATCTACAAATTCTTTCTTCAAGATGACCTGATCCCCAGGTTCACAAGCAAACGCCTTCGTTGAGCCAAATGAACTCCATTGAACTCCTGCTGCCTTAGAGCGATCCATACTGGGCAATCCGGATTCCGTGTTGACAACGTCTTGCCAATCAAGCAAAGGATGTTCCTGGAAATAAGGGCGACACCACTCCAGCTGCGCTGAAAAAGCCTTGACCAAACCTGGGCTGGCTACCGGTGGTGTAACAGCTTTGTCAAACAGTTTATGCGCAACGTTAGTCAAGGGTAACAATACTCTAGAGGGACCAGGGCCTTCGGTTGAAACAACCACTGGTTCGAGCAAAGATGGCGCGTAACCGCAATCTGTCTTATCTTTAAACGCCGTTACCCTAACGTGGCCTTTCGAGGGCCTTGTAGCTGCTACCGGGTTACGTGTGGTATGAAACCCTGCGGCCTGAAATTCTCCACCAGCAGGTGCGTCATCACCTTCGCTCGGATAAGCCGGACCAAACGAAGCTCTAACTTTACGCAAGGCTAATGGATCAATCGTCATGCAAATCGCACGATCGCGCTTAGTACAACGAGCCACATGGATGCCAAGGATGGAAGCTTGAGCCCCCGTCTCCACATACACGCCTCCACAAAACCCTCGCTGGCTAGTCACATCAACCAGCCGAGCCCGAGTTGCGGGCAACAAATATTGTTCATGGGCATATTCATACTTGAGATTTTGATCACTGGGCGCGAAACCTCCAAGATTCTCGATCAAGACTCCTTCAGCGTCTCTATAGAGAAACCGAACCTGCCCGGTGACATTAACCGTACCGTCCGCGGCACTGAATTTTCGCATCAAATCCCTACCTGATACGAACCGCAGATTACGAAACCTGTCAATATTGAAAACAACAACTGCAAGATCTTGGTCATCAATACGTTGCACCTCAAAAGACTGGCCACCAGGTTCATCAACTGAAGGCGTCGGGTACATGATCACTCCATCTCGACGAAAATAAACTTTACGGCTAGACATAATTTGAGCTACGTGGAAGGGCATAAGCACTTTAGTTTCGTTAATCACCAACAAATTCCCACAAAGATTACCCTCTACATCCACGATACTCCAGATGTTATTGCCTATAACTGGTAGCTCCTGGGAAAACCTCTTAGTCTCCAAGGCCTTAATGTACTTGTTCTCGGGATCACAGCCCTCCGGATACACCTTGTAG